TTATTGGCACATACGTTTGGTCAACCCAAGGCAGGCCAGTTGTGGTCAATTGCGGTGCGGCTTTCTTGGCCAGTTCTTCATCAAGTCTGGTTTCATATTTACGCACTTCTTCTTCACCAAGCGAATTCTTGACCCAGCCGATTACTTGTTCTGGTGTCAAGGATGCGTACTCAGTGTACGGCGAACCTGGAGCGTACTCAAGATTAGCTGTACTGTAAATATGTGCAGTATAGTCGCCTTGTGTGCCGGTCAGCAACCAGTTCACCACATAAACGACATTTTCCTTTCCCTCATGCTGGGGAAAGCATTGCATTTGTTCTACGGTCCAAGTTTTGGTGGTCATGTTTGTTGCTCCGGTTGATCCAGTGTTATGTAAGCCACACCTTCTTTGGCTCCATCAGGTATCATGTCATTAGACACAATACTATCCATAGTATTTATACCAGGGGAACCACTTTCTGTAGTGTGCAAACAAGCACACACAGTGCCTGCTTCTTGAGCAACAAGTTCATGCTCTAAATCTTTAGAAATCCAGATAAGTTGTGGTGCTTTAAACAAAGTTTCTTTACCGCAAACGCGCACTAATACAGATCCGTAAGCAACAAGTGTTGCATGGTCAAATTGGTGTGTATGCCCAAACTCTGTATCACCCGCATTTTTAAAAAACATCATGCGCGTAAAAAGACCATGTACATGGGTAATTTTTATTGATGGTTGTTGCATATTTAAAGTTTTGCAAATGGAATTTCATTGTCTCTTACAACAATAACCCAAGAAACTGTAGTTTCATCCCATACATAAGTTGGAGGATTATTAGGCACAGGCATTGGTACTGGAGCTTCCCAGAGGTATGAAAAACTGTTCATTACCCATGATGGATATGGAGATGGTGGAACAAACCCCGCCCCCTCTGGACCATTTGCAAGCCACGCAAACCCAATGCCTGCATAGTTTTTACGAAACGATTTGGACTGATCTGGGTCTGGTGTGTCGGTGTTTGGAATGTAGTAAATCCCACCACGGGTGTTATAGCTTGTTTGAATCCAGCTTGCGGGATCTCCCCAATTGCCTGTATCAATTTCAAATTGGTCAATACACAAAACTTGCAAAACAATGTTTTGATCGTTAATTTGGGCAAAGTAGCTCATGCTGTATATGTCCCAGAAGAATTAAAGGTGTGATAAGTGTATCCACCAGCGGTGGTTACTGTACCGCCTGTGCCTTTTTGAGTGGTTCCAAGGTAACGGATAATGACAACGCCAGAGCCGCCTGATTTAGATGTTAAAAATCCATCGCCTTGACCGCCTCCGCCTCCGCCAGTATTTACCGTCCCAGTGGTTGCTTCAGCGAAACCATATCCTCTACTACCAGTTCCACCGCCGCCTGAACCGCCAGCACCCCCCAATTGATAATAATTTCCGCCCCCGCCTCCACCGCCCCCGCGAGTAACGCCATCAACCCATGCAGACCCATTAGCGCCAACACCACCCGTTGCGGCAGCATTACCGCCAACTGCGCTTGCTCCGCCGCCGCCGCCGCCTGTTTGATAAAAGCCATTTCCGTCTCCACCCGCATAACCTTGTCCTGATGTCCCTGCACCACCAAGGGTTTGAGTTGGGTAGTTTGCCCCGCCGCCGCCGCCTCCAGAGCCGCCTGAAGCTCCCGCTGTATAAGTTGGTCGAGAACCATACCCGCCGCCTACAGGCGCTGTGTTAACGCTAGTACCAACAAGAGAAGAGGCCGTTCCATTTGAACTTGATCCGCCGCCGCCAATAGTGGCTGTATAAACTACGCCAGGAGTTACAGTTGTACCTGTTGCTGTAAGATAACCGCCAGCTCCTCCTGCTCCCGCGCCATAGCCTGACCCCCCCGTAAGTGCTGGGCCACCAGCACCACCACCAGCAATTACGAGGTAATCAATGGAGTAGGTGGATGGGGCAGCAGAAGTAGCCACCAGCATAGCTTGGAGAATTCCACTCATGTCAGACCCGCACCGTTAATCATCCAGCGTGTACTTGTCATTTTTATGCAAGTAGCCATTCCGTTGGCTGCAAGCGTTCGGCTTCCTGTAGTGCCAGCGCCAGCCAAAACCAATGTGTCAGTGGTAATCGAAATTGTGATCGAACCACCAGATGTGTCATTGATAAATGTCACTGCTGTTCCAATAGGAAACGCCACGCTAGAGTTGGCAGGGATCGTCCAAGTTCTTGCGGTTGTGTCAGCACTAGGGTGATAAATGCTTTTGCCAGCATCGCTCAAAACCAATGTATATGCCGCACTTTGGCTGTTCTGAGGGATGTTTAAATATCCAACAGAGTTTGTGCCGTCAACCGTACAGTTGCTCAAAGTGCCCGAGGTTGGTGTTCCCAAAACAGGAGTAACTAAAGTAGGCGACGTAGACAATACAGTGTTGCCAGAACCCGTGGAAGTTGTAACTCCAGTACCGCCGTTAGCTACAGGTAAAGTACCCGTGACACCTGTGGTCAATGGCAGACCTGTCAAGTTGGTAGCTACACCGGATGTCGGCGTACCAAGTAAAGGCGTAACCAAAGTGGGTGATGTTGATAAAACATTGCTACCAGAACCTGTAGATGTTGTTACGCCCGTACCGCCGTTAGCCACCGCCAAAGTGCCAGTGACATCAGCCGCAGCCAAAGCCGCCAAGACTGAGTTTGTACCATTAGATCGAAGGTAATACGCCGAGGTCTGAGTGCCCGTCAAGGCCGTAATAGCCGCCGCCGCAGTGGTCTGCCCTGTACCGCCGCTGGCAATTGCCACTGTGCCTGTCAAGTCAGCCGCAGCAAGTGCTGAAAGCGTAGCGTTTGTGCCGTTGGAACGCAGATAGTATGCGCTTGTCTGTGCGCCTGTCAAAGCCGTAATTGCCGCAGCAGCAGTCGTTTGACCCGTACCGCCGTTGGCAAGTCCTAAAGTGCCTGTCACACCTGTAGTCAAGGGTAGGCCGGTCAAGTTCGTGGCTACGCCCGAAGTTGGTGTACCAAGTAATGGTGTGACCAATGTTGGTGAGGTAGACAAAACAACCGAACCGGTGCCTGTGCTTGTTGTTACACCTGTACCGCCATTTAAGACAGGCAGTGTTCCGGTCACGCCGGTAGTCAACGGCAGGCCGGTCAGGTTAGTTGCCACGCCCGAGGTTGGTGTTCCTAACAACGGTGTCACCAATGTTGGCGAAGTGGACAACACCACGTTGCCCGAACCTGTTGTGCTGTATGAAGTGCCCCAAGCAGCACCAGTTGACAACGGAATACCAGCGCCAGGGTAGACCATGCTACCGCCGCCGCCAGATGAGTTGATCGTTTGGTTTGGCCAAGTGCCAGTAATGGACACGTTTGTACCAGCCACCAAAGATGGTGTGGTTGTCCCTGTGCCGCCATTGGCCACTGCCAACGTACCGGCCAAAGTCACAGCGCCTGTGGTAGCTGTAGCTGGTGTCAAACCAGTTGTGCCTGCATCAAATGAAGTCACACCACTAGCGCTAGAAGAATTAATGGTTTGATTGGGCCAAGTGCCGGAAATTGTGACGTTTGTACCGGCTACCAAAGCAGGTGTAGCTGTGCCGTTACCGCCGTTTGCTACAGGCAAAACACCTGTCACACCGGTAGTTAGTGGCAAACCGGTTGCATTTGTCAAAGTAGCTGAAGTTGGCGTTCCCAGAACAGGGGTTACAAGCGTTGGGCTTGTTGAAAGAACATTAGCACCAGAACCTGTTGATGTGGTTACGCCAGTGCCGCCATTGGCAACAGGCAAAGTGCCAGTCACGCCAGTGGTCAAAGGCAAGCCGGTCAGGTTGGTAGCTGTGCCAGATGATGGGGTGCCCAAAGCACCGCCAGTTGAATATTTGCCGTTAAACGTATTCCAATCAGTGGAAGTCAAATAACCACTGGCTGAAGTGGACGCCGCAGGGATGCTAATGGCAGGCGTAGCACCGCCAGAAGAAACCACAGGCGAAGTGCCGGTTACCGATGTAACTGCGCCAGCAGCTTGCTTACCGTTAAACGTATTCCAGTCAGTGGAAGTCAGATAGCCGTTTGTGGAAGTGTTAGCCGCAGCCATACTGATTGCAGGTGTCAGGCCACCCGAAGAAACTACAGGCGCAGTGCCGGTAACTGCCGTGACAGAAGTCGCACGCAGTTGAGCAACCGTAACTTTTGCGGTTGTTGTGCCTTGGACCAGAGGCAAAACCTCCGTGCCTGCCAGCGGGGTGGTGGCCGCAGGGAGTTGGGAAATTTTGACGTTGGACATGATTTAATCGTAGTAGACGGTTGCGGAAACAGTGCCACTGATGACAATGTAAATGCCCTTGTTGGCATAAATACCGTTGATGCCAAAGTTGTAATTGGTCGCCGCTGTTGGCGTAAACACTTTAAAAATCGGCGTGGTCGTAGTCGTTGCAGCCGAATCATAAACCGTGATGGTCGGTGTACCGCTGGCCGCAGTGACCATAATGCCGATCAATTTGCCAGCCGATGGTTTGATGTTTATCGTTGCGTCAGTTTGGGTATAGTTTGCCATGATAGTCCTTATGCAAGAAAGCGGAGTTTGTACAAAGTACGCAGATAAACCTCAACGATATTATCTATCAATTGCTGTAAAGATGAGTCAGTTTTGTCGCACACATCGTACCGAGCACCTTCAATTTCTGCAAGCGAGTCTTGCAAGAATTCAATGATGTTGCCCGTTTTTTTGGCTGAGTGCAATGTGATGGGGCCAATCAAACCATGTCTGCCTTGATAGGCTTCGGCAAAATCGTCAGCCGCACCAATGATTCGGTTGTAAAAAATGTTAAGCGCTTCGTGCTTGGAAAAGCTGCGGGTGTTCAAATGAACACTGTGCGCCACATCTCTTGCAAGAAACAACAAACCTAAAAATTCGTTTGCTTTCATTGTGGCATTCCCATCTGTTGTTCGGGTGGCATCATTTCCATACCTTCTTGCGGCATCTCAGCGCCGACATCAACATCACGGCCTGGCATTTCGCCAATCAGATCACCAGAGGTGATCATACCGTGAACCGTGCCCATCACGATGTCCTGAATCTGCTCTGGCGACATAGATGCCTGCACCTGCGCCAACCGTTTAGTCTCAGCTTCGTATGCCTTAACCTGCGCCTCAAAGTCTTTGCGCTTCATGTCTTGCACTTCAACCGACTGGTTGACATGCTGAAGCATCTGGTGCATCTGCTCCATCTCTTGACCCATCGCCTGCATCTGCTGCTGCGCGGCCTGCAACGCTGGGTTCTCATCGCTGTCGTTCATCAACTTAGGATCAATGGTCTTGGCAAAGCGCTTGGCCATCTCTTGTGCGCCTGGCCAATCCATGTTCTTGACAAACAGGTCACCGGCCACAGCCCACAATTGAGGATTGCCTTGCAACAGTTGTGCCATTGCCTCAAGAGCCTCTTGACGTTTAGTCGCGTAGCCTGGGCCGGTGGTCGCAACGACATCGTACTTGCCAACGCCAGGATTGTAGATTTTCTCAAGCACAATCCCGTTTTGATCCACAATCTTGTTGACCGGCTCGGGCTGCTCGGGGTTAATCTTGACCATCTTGGTATCGCCATCTTCACCAATGATTCGGGCAATGCGCTGGGTGTCGTAAATCTTCGGAATCAAGTCTACCAGTTGACGAGCCACATGACGCACGCCACGGGCTAAGTTATCGCCATAGTGGTAAGTACCTACATCGCCTTCACGTTGACGCGCAAGGATGGCTTTTCCGCTTCTTTCGTTAGAACCCATGCCAAGAGAAGCGTTATATTGGCCAGTGGTGGACTTAATGTCCTCAGATGCGCCCGATTTGGCTTGTAGGAGGCCGCTAGAGGCCATTGGAGGCTGGGCACGCTGTGGCAACGGCAGAACACTGCCTTGACCGTCTGTAACGTCTGGATTGACCTCCAGATAAGGCCAATTGTTGGTGTTAGCGGTCTTCCACTTGTCTTCGTAGCCTTCAAACTGGCCACCATAGCCAATAAATGGTGCTTTTGGGGCCAAAGCCAGCATTTCAGCTTCTTGGGACACCCAATAGTTGTACATGCGCTGGGCGTCTTTGGCGTTTCGGACCAAACCAGACACATACAAGCGGCCATCCACCTCAAATTCATTGCCAACAATGCGGATAACGGGGATATATTTGCCTGCCCACTCACGTTGCTCAAGGATTTCGTACCCATTGATCTTGCAATACCGCACTTTTGGGCGGTCAGACTCGCGGGATTTGATGGGTTTGCCGTAAAACGCTTTTAATTGCTTGTCTTCTGGTGTGCCCTCAAACGCCGTAGCATTGCCAGGGTACAAATTCAGCGTTGTGCGGTCGTAGTCAATGTAATAGTAATCAGCAATGCGGATCGTGTCCTCATTGAGCCAGTTGCTGATCGACTGGTCACCCACACCCAACGACTGAAGCGTGGTAATTGGCGCAGCATCAGGATACATGCGCTCAAATTCTTCTTTGGTCAGGTCTTCAGTGATAAAGCAATACTTGGCATCCGCACCCGTTGGGTCTTGGATCGTAGGGTCCATGTAGACGCTGAAACTGTTGCGTACACGGCCAATCTTGATGTCTTGGTCAAAGCTGTTGTCTTCGCAGTACTCAGTCAGCAGGCGAATATAGCCTTCGCCATAAGACACTTGGTTCTCGCACGCCGTATCGTAGGCCACATCGGCATCACTGATGTACTCAATGTGCCGAATCATGCCGTTAAAAATGTCGGCCACTTCAATGTCGG